TATTATATTGAAACAATTAAAATGAATTATATTATTATTATTATTATGAATATCAATATTGATTTGATGATTGCTTAATGTTTCGATTTCTGTTTTTAATTCGTGTAGCGTATAATTTTTCACTGGTAATATAATTTTATTAATTGATGTATTATCAATGGTTTGCCAATAAAAACAATTATTATGTTGTGTAATATTTTTGTATGAATTATAAAAATATGAACTTATCATTCTTATTTTTATAACATTTGTATATGCACATTCTAAATCAATTATATATTTACTCGATATTCCAGTATCTAAGATATTAATATATAGGTCATTGCCCCCGAACATATTATAACTATTGCTCATATGTTCCATATTAACAACAATATACTTCTGTTCAATTGCTTTCACAATATGTATTTGGTTAATATGTGATATTGGAACATTATATATACAATTATATTTAATAGTTACGTCATATACAGTATCTTCAAAAATACTAACACACATTGTATTCGACATTAAATAATTGTTTATTTGACATTCTTTTCGTATATACGGTCTGTCTAAAACTATAGTATTATTGGTTACATTATGATTTGTATTTAATGTATTTACTAATATATTACCTATAGAACTTGTTATAGTAGTTTTTTTTATATCTGTAATAATTTGGACAACTGCTGGATATGTTTTATAAACTAATCTATATAAATTATCACAATTTGAATCAACAGTAATTACATATTGTATGAATAACGGTCTAATTAAATTTTGGATAGTATTCACATATTGCATTACATTATATATAGTATTTGGAACAGTGCATACAATATTCGCTATTGCAGCTTGAGCATCAACATAATATATACTTGTACTTGGTATTTGTTGTATTGTATTATTATATACCCATTCTATATTATTCTTACTATCTAAAACATCATTATTTATATTTATGACAGAACCATATAAATCAATTGTAAATTCGATTATACGTAAATATGTAGAGCCCAAAACATCTTCAAATATTTGTATCGTTTTAGTTCCAACATTATTTACAATATTCCATTTGTATTGTTTGGTATTATAAATAATATCTGTTTGTGTATCTCCCATAAATCCAGTCATACTTATCATTGAAGGTAAATTAATACTGCTATTTATTGTCATTTCATTGTCATCAAAAATAAAACATTTATTATCTGTAATAGAACGCAATTTTATAATAAAATCTGTTAAACCTGATAAATAAATATTATCATTTATATTAAAATGCGTCGTATCAACAAAAATTTTCAAATCTGAATTATCAAATGCAAGAGGATTTGTATCAAGTTTTATTATTTGCTTGATAGAATTTTTATCTTTTTTATGCGTGCTGTCTATGTTTATATATTTGACTGAAATTCGCGTGTCACCTAAAATACCAGAAATAGACATAATAACAATATTATGTCTATTTTTATTTTAACTTATAAAAACGACGCATATTTTCAACGTTTTTAATGTTATATTCCATCGAATACACCAAGTCAATTATGTTTTGCTTAAATCTAAGTTCATAAATATTAAGATTTTTTGGGTGCAATCCCTTATACGTATGGTTATATACTTCAAATAATATTTCGTATAATCTTGCATAAGTTATACGCTTTTTACGAATAGACATACGCATAATGCATACACTGCATAAGAATTCATCATATGAACACATAATATGGGATATGTATTTATTGTTTTGCACATTTAATAATGCATTATACATTGTTTGAAATGCATTGAAGATAAAACTATGCAAATAGTGTGAAAACTTAGTATTGCAAATAATACACATTTGAGAGAACGTGAGAAATATAATATATGAATGTAATACAAATAGTTTTATATTCAATTTTTAACTTCCGTGATATGCCCAATCAAGGTCATAACATATCTTTTCCCATATCCGCTCTTGTTGTTTTAATTTATCTGGACTTTTCAATAATTTAAAATAATTAGCAATGTCGGGACGATTATGCAATAAAAATATTTTATGTAATACAAAAGTATATTTTAAAAAATTATTTCTGTCTGTTGGTTTATATTTAGTTTCAAATATTTGATCGGCTTTTTTGAAATATTCAATAACTGAATCGTGTAGAACGTGTGAAATCGTTTGCGCAGGTTTCCCTGTTAATTTATTGTATATAAACATTATATTCTCATAATAATCACCAAATTTATGTTTTTTCATAATATTTTCTAAAAAATTTAAAGTTATATTTTCTTTTGAGATTGAATGTTTAGTTATTTCATTTTCTAATGTTGATATAACGTGTGCGGGTATATTTGCAGTTCCTTTGCATAAGAATTGATTTAATTTTTCAATACAATGACCAATCTTTTTATATGGGTATTTTGGTTTTTCAATATATATTTCATCGTGTGACGGTGTATCAGTTTCAATAAATATTATATCGGCTGAACCACAAACAGGACAACAAATTAATGCTTCATTATATATAATAACTTTATCTATATTGCAAGTTTTACATTTTTTTATAATATTGTCTTTCGAATTTATACACGCATATTCTTTGTCCATTATCATTAAATATTTATTTTGTAATTCTGCTTTGCATACTTTTTTTTGTTCAACTTTAATATTATTATTTAAAATATTCATAATATTGGGCGTATCTGCTTCTATTTTTTTATTTCGTTTATTTACCGGCCGTTTTAATTTCCTTTTTTTTTGTGAATCTGTAATTTCTAATAATTCGTTGCTAATTTGTATGGCTGTATGTGTATTTTTTTGTGTTCCTTGTGGTCCTTGTGGAATTTCATCATCAAGGTCTTTATTATACAATATACCATTAGTAATATTATAATAATCACTTAATACATCATATGTTTTACTATAATAATTTATTTCTGATTTGTAATTTTCCGCCTTATTAATATTATTTTGAATTTCGGCAATTGCTTTCTTACATTGTGTTATTTTTTTTAATTTTTCAAAAACATTATCAGATGTTTTGGCAACATCTGCATTTAAATCCACAATTTCTTGTTCTAACGTTTTTATTTTATTTTTTTTTTCCATAATTAATATCTGTTGAGTTTTAAATGCATTTACTTGTTTGTCGTGTATTTCGTCAATTGATTCTAAACTCTCACGAAATCTATGTTTTTCCGGTTTATATTTATAATCTGTCATTAATAGTTTGTATTAATATTATAAACTTTAAGTATAATATATTTTAATGCGTTTTATGACTGGTAAAATTTATTATTATTATTTGTAAGTATAAGTATAAAGTATATAAGCAATATAATATATTGGGTTCATATGAAATTTTATATAATTAAATATAGAAAAAAAATTTCATAATACAATATATAAATATGGCCGGCGGTCTCATTAGTTTAGTTGCAGTTGGTGCTCAAGATGTATATCTTACTGGTTCCCCTCAAATCACTTGGTTTAAGACCATCTACCGTCGATACACTAACTTCGCAATGGAAGCCATCAATCAGCCCATTGACAGTTGTCGTCCCGGCGGAACATACAACGTACTTGTTCAGCGTAACGGTGACCTTGCAACCAAGACTTGTCTTCGTGTAAGCCTCCCCGCTGTCACCTCTGAAGTTCTTACTGACAACTGGGGCAAGATTGCATGGGTTCGTCGTCTTGGACATGCCCTCGTTCGTCACGTAAAGATCCAGATCGGTGGCATGGACATTGACAAACACTATGGTGTATGGCTTGATCTATGGTGGGAACTTACCCATACAAGTGCCCAGGAACGTGGGTACCGTGAAATGATCGGTGATGTTGATGCCCTAACAACTCTCTCAGGTCTTGCAGATCCTACTTGTGCAGAAGTTCCAAAAGTTCTTCTCCCTGAATATACCCTTTATATTCCTTTTCAATTCTGGTTTTGCCGCAACTATGGTCTTGCCCTTCCTCTCATTGCTCTTCAGTATCACGAAGTACGCTTTGAACTCCATCTCGAAGAAGCCCATCGTTTATTCTGCTGGACTGGTGCATCTGCCCCCTCTCTTAGCAGCCTCTCTTTCAGGGATGCAGGAATTCTCATTGATTATGTATATCTCGAATCGGGCGAACGACGCAAATATGCCCAACTTGGTCACGAATACCTAATTGAACAGGTCCAGTTCACTGGTGCCGAAAACGTTGGTGCAACCACAAGCACCACAACTAACCACAACGTCAAACTTACTTTTAACCATCCTACAAAAGAACTTGTATGGGCCCTAAAACTTGGCGCTTTTAGCGGTGAAGGTAATAACTCGTCATTCTCTAGTGGACGCAGCCGTTTCCTTTCTTATGTTGGCAATGATGATCAGTGGTCAACTGTTGCTGTCGATAATGCCGTTATGAACATGGCAGAAGGTTGTGTATTTGTCAACCCTCCTGATGCTCCTACTGGCGAACCTGCGCCCGACACTGGTGTATTGCGTGGTTTACCTGTCCACCGCGTAACGGAAGATGCTGACAATGATGGCCACCGTGTTGTTGTTAGACAAGTCAATCGTACTTGCCCTTCTGAATGTGAATGTGACAATCAGCCTGAAGAAGAACCCCCTATTGACATCTGGGTATATGATACTTTCTTTTGCAATGACGTTGAACCCACATTCAATCTTCTCAGCACTTCATGTGGTGTTGATCTATTTAGCACTGTAACTCTTGCTGAAGTATTAGTATATCATACTTGTGGTGAAGACATCCGTATTGAATGCGTCCGTGTCCGTCATAGCCTTGACCTTACTGATATATCTGTTCCCCTCTCTGAATATACAACTGATAATCGCCCCAGAGATATGCGCAGATATTGCGCCCACAAGGATGTCAATGTCACACAGCCAAATAACTATGGTCTTCGTCTCGATGGTGTTGGCAACCCCGTCAGCCATGCTAAACTCCAGCTCAACGGCCATGATCGCTTCTCTCAACAGCGTGGGGCATACTTCAACTTCTACCAGACTCAGAACCACCACACCCGAACCCCTGCCGACGGTGTGAATGTATATAGCTTTGCTCTCCATCCCGAAAAACATCAGCCATCCGGCACAACTAACTTGTCTCGTATTGACAATGCCATTCTCCAGCTTACTCTTAAAGATTCTCTTCGTGAAAATCGCTTACAAAAACTTGATATTAGCAATGATACTCGTCTATACATCTTTGCATTTAGCTATAACGTTCTCCGTGTCCTATCCGGTATGGGCGGTCTCGCGTATAGCAATTAAAAACATATACCAATAATAATTCATACTTATAAGAAAATAATATATATACTATTTTCTTCCTTATAACACCTTCATTAAATATATTTTATATAAAAATATAATACACATATTGCAAAACATTTATTAAATATTTACCAAACATTTACCAAACATTCTAATATATTATTTTATATTCTAATATAATATTAGTATAATATATATTTGAATGTATTTTACAAAAATAGATGATTTGATTGACGTTATAATTGACGATTTTTATGCTACACGCATAGACAAAAAAATAGACAAATACAAAAATGAGCTAAATTTTATCAAAGACCAAGAAGAATTAAATACCATAATGACACAATATATAGAATCTATACCGTCTGACGATATTACAAATATAGTTAAGAAAGGAGAAAACTATAATATGATATTGAATATAATAAAAAAATATTTAACAATATATTTGTTTTTGGCAATAGGTGTTGTATTTACAGGGAATGCAAATATTTTTATAAATAATATAATAGAATTTACAAGAAGACAACCATTATTTTCACTTAAGATTGATAATTTTTTTAATGCCGAAAGCAGTTCATTAATTATAACTCTATTCTTTATATCGCGCAATTTTTTATCATATCTATCGACAAATTCATATGATACAATCAAAAAAGAGCAATATTATGCGGACACAGTAAGATTAATTAACGACTTGTCCATAAATATGTTCCAATTAAAATCATTAAATAATGATGCTATGTTTCAAATACACGCCATCATAAAGACTGTTATTATCAAGAACGTATATAAATTAAATGACCGAACGCCATTATATAAACTTATAGAACAAATTGAATTAAGTTCGGGGGATTATACATTTATTGAAATTATTGAACCGACAACAAACGTATTAAATTTTAATACAATTGAATCTTTACTGTCTCCAAGAGAAATTGCATCCGGATTAGTATATAAATTATGGGATTATATTGTTGAAAATGAAAATAAACAAAATAT